AACTAGACATTAAGCCTAGTCTAATTACAAAAGCAATCAAAATTGCGCAGAAGCGTGACTGGGATAAGCATGTCGATGCATATGATGACCTAGAAACACTAGTTGCTACAGTTGGTATTGATAAGGTATGACCGCGATTAAAGAATTCTGGGTTAACAGCTACACTAGTGACAAGACTGCATTTGCATTTGAGCTTGTTAGTTTTATCTTTACTGTTGCAGCAAGTTTAACTCTTGCTGTTAATGCCAAAGATCCTAATATGTTAATTGTATATCCAGGATTCTTTATTGGATCGATTACACAATGTTATGCAGCAATGCGTAGAGGCGCTGCTTGGGTGATGCTATTAACTGGTTATTTTGCAGTAGTTAATGTATACGGTTACGGAGTTGCATCAGCATGGTGGTAAAGCCCTATCAATGGCTAGCATGGGTAGCAACTGTTTGTTTATTAACAGCCGCTACTCTAGCCGCATTTAATGTTTACCCTTTGTACATTTGGGCTTTCATTATTAGTAATAGCCTTTGGATACTTGTTGGTGTCCTTTGGAAAGAACAAAGTTTAATTGTTATGAACGTAGGACTAACCGTAATTTACATTGCGGGCTTATTGTTCTAATAAATAGAAGTAACGCCAATAGCAATAGCTAGGCATGTAGACGGTTAAGTTGGCCAATAAGCAACGAGGATATAAATGAAGTATAGTATAAACACGTTCCACCTCTCGCACCCGATGACTATCAAGCACAGTCATCTTGGACGTTCTCGTAATAGTGATGCTAGTATAATTGACTACTTCCTAGAGAATAAAAAGCAAGGAAACGGCATTCCTGGTGTAGACGAACAAGGTTGGAAAACTGAATGGTTTGCACATCAAGAACATAGCGATGTACTTGGACCGTTACTAGATGAAGTTCATCTGTGGTACTGTACTAATATACTTCGTCCTCGTGGTCCTAAATTTATTACAGACCAAATCCAAAATACTAATAACTTACATATAGATGCAAACGTTTGGTTTCAAGAATACTTGCCCGGACAATGCAGTATGCCTCACGAACACGGCACATATTCAAGATATAGTTGGGTGTATTATGCTGATGTTGGTGACGACCCTACGCCACTTACTTTTATACAACTTAATGACGACCATGAAAAGGTTGACGAAGTACACGTTCCAGTGTATAATGGAATGATTATTATGTTTCCGTCTTCCTTACTGCACAGAGTATCTGCGTGTAATAGCAACCGATATGTAATAGCAGGAAATATAAACGATATTGAATATAAGGATTCAGAATGAGCTATGTAGACGCACTGTTTGACAGAGATGCAGACATTATTAGGGTAGTAGAGCGCAAAGAAGGTAAGAGGCGCTTTACAGAATATCCAATTAAGTACACTTTTTACCATGAAGATCCAAGAGGCAAGTACAAAAGCATATTTGGTGATTCACTAAGCCGTATTGTATGTAAGAATACTAAAGAGTTTCGCAAGGAACAAGCAATTAATAACTCAAAGAAGTTGTTTGAAAGCGACATTAATCCAATCTTCCAATGTTTAAGTGAAAACTATCTTAATCAAGATGCACCTAAACTAAACATTGCTTTCTTTGACATTGAGACTGACTTTGATCCAGAGCGAGGCTTTGCTGATCCTAGTGATCCGTTTATGCCTATTACAAGTATTAGTGTGTATTTGCAGTGGCTTGACACAATGGTGTGTATTGCTGTTCCTCCTAAGACACTTACAATGGAAGAAGCACGTAAAGAGCTTGAAGGCATTGACAACGTAATGTTGTTTGAAAAAGAAGGCGACATGATCGACACTTTCTTAACATTAATTGAAGACAGTGACGTACTAAGTGGCTGGAACAGTGAAGGATATGATATTCCGTATACTGTAAACAGGACTGCAAGGGTATTAAGCAAAGATGACACACGTAGATTCTGCTTGTGGGGACAACTTCCTAAGAAGCGTATGTACGAAAAGTATGGCAAAGAAAGTCAGACATTTGACCTAGTTGGTCGTGTACACTTGGATAGCTTAAACTTGTATCGTAAGTACACATACGAAGAACGTCACACATATCGACTAGATGCTATTGGCGAAGTTGAAGTAGGTGAGAACAAGGTTCCGTATGAAGGAACACTTGATCAGCTATACAACAACGACTTCCGTAAGTTTATTGAATATAACATTCAAGATACTGCACTACTTGACAAGCTAGACAAGAAGCTAAAGTTTATTGATCTAGCAAACGAACTGGCGCACTCTAATACTGTTATGTTGCAGACTACAATGGGTGCTGTAGCAGTTACAGAGCAAGCTATTGTTAACGAAGCACACAGGCGTGGATTTCAAGTACCTAATAGGCAAAAGCGTGATGACGAAGCTACGCAGGCCGCAGGTGCATATGTTGCATTTCCAAAGAAGGGCTTACACAAGTGGGTTGGTTCAATGGATTTGAACTCACTGTATCCATCAGTGATTCGTGCATTGAATATGGATCCTGCTACTGTTGTAGGACAAATACGTCCGGAGATTAGTGACGCTCGTGTAACAGAAGACATGGGCTTAAAGAAGAAAACCTTTGCTGGTAGTTGGGAAGGACGCTTTAGTACTGAGGAGTACGAAGCAGTTATGGATAAGAAGCGTGACATTTCTCTTACTATTGATTGGGAGAATGGCAACCAAGATATCCTGAGTGGTGCTGAAATACATCAACTAATATTTGATAGCAATCAACCCTGGATGCTAAGTGCTAATGGCACAATCTTTACAACAGAACATGAAGGTGTTATACCGGGACTATTAAAACGTTGGTACAGTGAACGTAAAGACTTGCAGGCGCATCTTAAGAAAGCAAAAGATGCTAAGAATGCTGTTGAAACTGAGTATTGGGATAAGCGACAGTTGGTTAAGAAGATTAACTTGAACAGTTTGTATGGTGCGATTCTTAATCCAGGTTGTAGATTCTTTGACAAACGTATCGGACAAAGTACAACACTAACAGGACGTACTATTGTTAAACATATGAGTGCTGAAGTTAATAAAACTATTACAGGTGTATATGATCATGTAGGCGATGCAATGATCTATGGTGATACTGACTCTTGTTACTTTAGCGCATACCCTACACTTAAAGATGACATTGACGCAGGAAAGATTCCTTGGGAGAAAGACAATATTATTACATTGTATGACCAAGTATGCGAAGCGGCAAACGTAACATTTCCAGGCATGATGCAAGAAGCATTTCATTGTCCAAAGAGTAGGTCAGACGTTATTGCGGCGGCTAGAGAGATTGTTGCACAAAGCGGATTGTTTATTACTAAGAAGCGTTATGCGGCATTAGTTACAGACATCGAAGGCTTTAGAACAGACATAGACGGCAAAGCAGGTAAAGTAAAAGCAATGGGCTTAGACTTACGTAGATCAGATACTCCTGTGTTTATGCAAGAGTTTTTAAGTGAACTATTACTTATGGTGCTTACTGATAAACCGCAGAAAAATGTCCTTGATCGCATTACAGAGTTCCGTCAGGAGTTTCATGAACGCCCTGGATATGAAAAAGGTAGTCCAAAACGTGCAAACAAAGTTGGGCACTATCAGCGACTAGAAGAAAAACAAGGCAAAGCAAACATGCCTGGTCACGTTAGAGCTAGTATTAATTGGAATACACTTAAACGTATGAACGGCGACAAATATTCGGAAGAGATTGTCGACGGTATGAAAGTTATTGTTTGCAAACTAAAACAGAACCCACTAGGTTATACTAGTGTTGCATACCCGACAGACGAGTTGCGTATTCCACAGTGGTTCAAAGAGTTGCCGTTTGATGATGCGGCAATGGCAGAAACTATTATTGATAACAAACTAGACAACTTGATTGGTGTACTTAACTATCCACTAGAAGATACAAAGAGGCATAATACATTTTCAAGTTTATTTGACTTTGGAGAGTAAAATGAAATTACATATTGATAATATCGGCGGTGAAGTTGTTAAAGAAGACGACCGCTATATTGTAACGGATAATAAAACTTTAAACAACTTAGTAGTTAGCTCAACTGAACTGCACCCAGGCAAGTCAACTTCGGGTCACGCACATGTGAACCAAGAAGAAGTATATTACTTTGTTAAAGGCAGTGGTAAAATGGAATTAATTGATCTAAACGCAAACCGAACAGAACAAAATGTATTAGCAGGAGATGTCGTTCTTATTCCAGATGGATGGTTTCATCGGGTATCTGCTGGTCCGCTAGGTTGCTATTTTGTTTGTGTATTTGACGGTAGGAGAACACACTAATGCAACATACTGTTGATGAATTACTAAAGAAAATACAAGCAATGCAAGATATGGCAATAATAGCACATCGCGAAAAGTATAAAAAAGCGCCTGGCGAAGAGTATGACGTAATACGAGTAACACATCTTGTTGAACAAATACAAGCTATGGCAGGTGATATCTTTAATGATAAAGCTATACACCCAAAACTTAAATTAAAAACGGAGGACAAATGAAACTAACTTTAATAGGGTACGGCTTTGTAGGCAAAGCAGTATATAACGTACTCAAAGACTATCATAATGTTAAGATAGTTGATCCGCAATATAATGAAAATGTTATTGATGACGATAGCGAAGGATATATTATTTGCGTCCCGACACCAACTACTCCAACAGGAGCATGTAATATGACTATTGTTGAAACAGTAGTTAAAGCATGTCCTCAAGATAAACCTATTCTAATTAAAAGTACAATTAGTTTAGAAGGCTGGCGCAAAGATCTAGCACCAATGAATAAACAAATTACATTTAGTCCTGAGTTTTTAACAGCGGCTAATGCAAACGAAGACTTTGAAAAGCAGAACAAGATGTTATTTGGCGGTGGCGATTCAGAGTTTTGGAATGATGTGTTTATTTTGTGCAAAATGTTTACTCCAGTGTATGCAACAGTTGAAGAACTAATTATGACAAAGTATTTGCGTAACAGTTTTTTAGCAACTAAGGTTGCGTTCTTTAATGAAGTATCTGACTTGTGCAAGATTGCAAACATATCATACAACAGTGTAAAAGATCTAGTAGGAATGGATGAAAGAATTACCCCTAGTCATATGCAAGTTCCTGGACCAGATGGCGAACTAGGATTTGGCGGGGCATGTTTTCCTAAAGATACAGAAGCACTATTGTACTCAGCACACGTAGTCGGTGTATCAATGCCCATATTACATGCGGCTGTAAAAAGCAATAATAATAAAAGGAAAGATTAATGGATATATTACTTACAGGACACGCAGGGTTTATTGGCTCTAGGTTAAGTGAAAAGTTACAAGAACGAGGACATACTATAATTGGGTTAGATGTTCGAGAAGGTAAAAATATTTTAACCGCAGAGCTACCAAAGGCAGACTTTGTTATTCATTTAGCAGGCATTGGAGGAGTACGAGAAAGTCTTGATGATCCTACAAAGTATTGGAATAACAACGTAGAAGGAACAAAAAGAATTCTAGAACACTACCAAGATGTTCGTGTATTAGTAGCAGGATCAAGTTCACAGTATGAACCAGAATTAAATCCTTATGCCGCAAGCAAGCATGTGATTGAATTTATTCCTCACCCTAATGTTTGTTTTATGCGCTTCCATACAGTATACAGTGAAAGCCCTCGTGCAAGAATGTTCTTTGACAAATTGCTTAATAATACTCTAGAGTATGTAACTACACACGAAAGAGACTTTATTCACATTGAAGATCTAACAGATGGTATTATGTTGTTGATGCATAATAATATAACTGGTGCATTGGACATCGGTACTGGCACTACTGTACGGATCCAAGATATAGCCCCGCATTTACCTGTAAAAGTAAATACTATTGGCGAACGAACAAAGACACAGGCAAACACAGATTTGATGGCAAGTTTAGGCCACAAACCTAAATACACAGTAGAAAACTTTTTAAAAGAACAAGGCTTTAAATAATGAAAACAGGCTTCACATGTAGCACCTTTGATCTGCTTCACGCAGGGCATATACAAATGTTGAGAGATGCAAAAGAACAATGCGACTACTTAATTTGTGGATTACAAATTGACCCAAGTATTGATCGACCTGAAAAGAATGCCCCTGTACAAACTATTGTAGAAAGATATACACAACTTAGCGCCGTTAAGTATGTAGACGAAATTATTCCTTACCAAACAGAATCCGACTTAGAAGACATCTTAAATATGCTTCATATTAATGTACGAATTCTTGGTGAAGAATATAAAGATGGCAAGTTCACTGGAAGGGCAATATGCTCTTCACGCGGTATTGAACTCCATTTTAACAAACGCGAACACCGCTTTTCGAGCAGTGATTTAAGAAATAGAGTAAAAAGTAGTTGACATTGGCCGCTAAAGGCTGTATAATAAAAGAAACATAGGAGAAGTTTATGAAAGATATATTACAAGACGTAGTGGCAAAAACACATTCGTTGGGTTTTTTGAATCTAGTGAAAGTGACTGGCGATGATGCTGGGACTATTGTTGAATCAATGGCTGAGGATAGAAGCGTTATCCTTACAGCAAACACAAAAGAAAAAGTAGCAGAGTTTGGCGCTAACATCTTTGGCATGCCTAACTTGGATAAACTTGCTTTGCATTTAAAAAACCCAGAGTATCAAAAGAATAGCAAACTTACCATTACAGAGCAAGAGCGTAATGGCAATACTGTTCCAACTGGTATTCACTTTGAAAATGAAGCAGGTGACTTCCAGAATGATTTCCGTTTTATGATGACAGAGATTATTAACGAAAAACTTAAAAGCGTTAAGTTTAAAGGTGCTACATGGGATGTAGAATTTACTCCATCGCTTGCATCTATTACACGCCTTAAATTACAAAGTGCGGCACATTCAGAAGAAACTACTTTTACTATTAGGGTTGAACAAACTGGTGATGCACAAGACGTAATGTTTTACTTTGGTGATGTAAACACACACGCAGGTAAATTTGTATTCCAATCAAATGTACCAGGTAACTTGAAGCATGCGTGGACATACCCTATTGCACAAGTACAGGCAATTCTTAATCTTGACGGACAAGCAACAATGAGCTTGAGTGATCAAGGTGCAATGCAAATTACAGTCGATAGTGGACTAGGTGTGTATAACTATATTTTGCCAGCACAGAGTAAGTAAACATGAACACTGATCTTACAGAAGCACAAAAAGACTATGCTGTTTTCCTTCCAGCACTAAGTGGTTTCTATGCTACTTTTGTAGGTAAGCAACGCCGCGAAGAATATGTTGAGCAAAGTCGAATACCTTATCCAGAGATGGAAAGTATGAATTGGTTAAACAAGAAGGATGGATTGTTTAACTATCATTGGACTTTGTACTCAGCAGGACATGCCGAACTGGACACTATGAAAGATTCGCCAAAGGAACTTATGGTTAGAGAACGTGACCGTGAGAACAGTTGGCTACTTGGAGACTCAGGTGGTTTCCAAATTGGTAAAGGTGTTTGGGAAGGTGACTGGAAAGATCCTAGTTGTCCCAAAGCGCAAAAGAAACGTGAGCAAGTGCTTGCGTGGATGGATGCTTATATGGACTACGGAATGATTTTAGATATTCCAGCGTGGGTTGCACGTTCACCAGCAGGTGCGGCGGCTACTGGTGTTAGTACATACCAAGAAGCAGTTGCGGCAACACGTATTAATAATGATTACTTTATGAAGCATAGGACAGGTGCTTGTAAGTTCCTTAACGTATTGCAGGGTGAGAACCATGCAGACGCTGATGACTGGTATGAGCAAATGAAAGACTACTGCGATCCAGCTAAGTATCCTGATACACACTTTAATGGGTGGTCAATGGGTGGACAGAACATGTGTGATGTACACTTGGCACTTAAACGGATTGTTGCATTACGGTTCGACGGATTGCTAGAAGAAGGCGTACATGATGTAATGCACTTTCTAGGAACAAGTAAACTAGAATGGGCTACATTATTAACAGACATTCAAAGAGCAGTTCGCAAGTATCATAATAAAAACTTTATGATTACTTTTGATTGTGCTAGTCCGTTCTTAGCTACAGCTAATGGACAGATTTATATTACAACTGAAACCGAAAATAGGAAGAAGTGGGTCTATCGAATGGTTCCTAGTATTGACGAGCTAAAGTATGCCAACGATACACGTAACTTCCGTGACGGTGTTCTAGCAGACGGAATCTTTAAAACGTTTACTGATAGTCCGTTAACTAAGTCTATTAAGATTAATGATGTATGTCATTATGCTGTAGGTGACGTTAACAAAGTAGGTGGTCCTAAAATACTTAAAGGTGAAATTGATCGCGATAAACATGGTGCTCCTATCCTCGACGAAGAAGGAAACGAGCAACTACGTAAAAGAGATTCAACTAGCTGGGATAGCTTTAGTTATGCTATTCAGATGGGTCATAACGTATGGAGTCATATTAATGCTGTACAAGAAGCTAATAGACAGTATGACAACGGTGTTGTTCCTAATATGCTTGTGCAAGAACAGTTTGATAGAGTAATGTTTAGAGATGTTGTAGATGAAATATTTGCAACAAATGACCGAAACGAAGCAAATGCGCTAATTGAAAAACATTCAAAGTTTTGGATGGAGATTATTGGTACACGTGGCGCTATTGGTAAGAAGACTGTAAATGCAAGCACTGGGTTTGCAAACTTATTTGAGGAAGTATAAAATGGCATTGCGTCCTAAAAAGAAAAACTTAGAAAGACTTAAAAAGATGCACGAACATTTACATGGTGCAATAGAAAAGTCTGAAAAAGAACGTGCTAATGAAATGGAAGTACAGCAATTAAAGAAAGAAAAACTAAGAATTAAGGACCAGTTAAAAGATGATTAGAGATTATGACACAGGCAAAGCAAAAGATGTTATCTTCTTTACAGGCATAGAAGTTGAAAAAACTCCTGCGTTTGGAATGAAGACATTGTTTGTTACTGGTGTGCAAGATTACTATGCGATTAGGCAAAAATACATTAGTGAAGAATGTACACATATCTT